TTTCTAGTTATGAAGCGCGTCTTAACTTTATGTACCACAACACAATAATAATTAGCAGGAGAATGACTAGAGCTAATTTTACACCAAAAAATGCGTCAGAGGGATGATACAGTGGGTTGAATTGTGTATCAACGACTAAATTATCAAAATATCGATTAAAATGAATATGTTCAATGTCCTTAATCGTTTTGTAGTCGTATTTTGCGTCTTTATTTTTTATAGATGAACACCTGTAAATGCCAAAACCACTAAACGCAGAATCAACTGCAACGTGTCGTTTAAATCCCATAGCGATGACTGGTACCCTGTACCACGGTTTAACTGCAGATATGTCATATGGGACATTTAAGTATTTAATATAGGACATACCGAAAATGCCATCCACGTCTTTATTATTTTGCATAAACTCAAACATATCGACCAGCTGCTGTTCATCGTATGACACAAAGTCCATGTCTAACATGCATATGTAATCATAGTCAATGCCAGACGATAGCACGGCGTCGAGTCCCTGCTGACGGATGTACGCCAAACGACGTACACGTGCTACACAATTTGTTTCTTCCGCACGACAGAGTTGTAATGAACTATTTTTATCCAAGTCAAGGGTGACGACTTTTTTAATTCCAGACCTTTTTAAGATATTTTTGGTATCATCAACGCTATTGTTTTCAACGGCATAAATATCTTGATTGTATCTTTTGAGTAAATTTAAATTTTTTTCTAGATATTCTTCTCCATCTTTGACTATAAATACGAATGCAATTTTAATTGTCATCTCATCTATATTATAGTAATATATATTTTTTTAAGCACAACTCTTGTCAGCCATGAGAACATAAAACAATATACCCACGATACTCATGTAGGCTGGTAACCATTTATAATTCTTCGGTAACAACACGAGAAGGACGACCATGGAAATGACAAATTGTCGTTTGAAAAACTGTGCGTAATCACGACATGCACGAGTAATGCGTTCTAAACTTGGAGTGCCTGGGTATGATATGAATGGGGCGTCAGACTTTTTCTTCATGTTGAATGGTGACATGTTTTCAAAAATACGTTCATCTTCATCAATTTTAATGAAATCATATTTTTCACACATTTTATTAAAATTCACCTGGTCATCTTGACATTGTTCAGCCAATTCATTGTTGAGAATAGTTTTCAGTTCTTTCACATATCCCATGTACATGCCAGCATTAGCCATGCCTTGACCACACATGGGGAACACCTGGCGGACGAGATATTTTGAAATGATATCTGGGTGACGAGAAAACAACACCCGGCAGTCATAGGACCTGAACATTTCTTCAACATCCTTGGGGTCTTTATTAATTTTAGAATCAAACCCATCGATGAACACTACAATGTCATCATCGTCTTTCTCTTTGAGATACTCAACAACACCCTTTGATTTATCCGAATACCCATTCCATTGTGTCCCCCACCCGAGAACACGCACTGGAACGTCGTATTCATTATGAATAAGTTCTTCAAAAAGTCCTTGAGACTTATTCGCATAAGTCACTATTTCGACCATTCTTACTATAGTCTGAGAATTATTTTATTTAAACACCTGAAGACGAGGGTGACCTTGTTATACTTTCTTTACTCCTTTTACGTCGCAAATTGAACATGGTCGTCATCCAATTTTTAATCGCCCTCTCATGTCTCTCAATGTCATCTGTGCCTAAGATGCTCAACCCATTGCATACATCGGGTTTGTTCTCCTTATCTGGAAAGTCTACATTGAATGCCAGGATGGCGTTGGCTGGTATGTCTGGAGCATCATCGAGTAACCTGTCGTACTCTTCTCGACATTTATTTACAAAATCCACGACATCTCCTCGGTGCTGCACGTCCAGAGACAGCTCCATGTCTATATTTCTATAAAATTTCGAATACTGCACACACATCACAGAGTGTGCTTGCGAGAGTTGCGAACTTTGTGAAAATTTCGAGATTGATGTGAGAATGCCACCGATAACGTTGAGAAACGCAAACATGTACTGGACAATCATGATTTTAGATTTTGTATCACTGGAGACATCTGCATTCCCACTTGGGTTCAGAACGGCAAACCCACCAACCCCTGTGATGCTACTGATGACTATGGATGGGTATGACAAATAGTTATCTATACGCTTGAAGTGCAACCTACTATGATTGTGGAGCCAGCGATAGCCCGCCGCTTTTTCAGCCCAGCGAATGAGAAGTTGTTCCTGCCTTGGACACCATTGTTGTTGTTCCTCTTCCATCCTTATTTTACGCAAACATTTTTCGCCTGTTCCCTGGCGAGAGTGTCTACCCTTTCATTCATGGGATGTCCGTTGTGTGCCTTGACCCACCGCCATTGGACACTTTTCATTCTATAGAGCAGTGCATCAATTTTCACCCAGAGGTCTTTATTTTTCACATCCCCCCCACTCGCAGTTTTCCACCCGTTGCGTTTCCACCCATGTATCCACGTTGTCAGACCATTTTTCACATAGGTGCTATCGGTCCACACGAATATGTGAAACAATCCCATATCTAAACATTTGTGTAACGCACGTTCCACGGCGGTGAGTTCCATTCTGTTGTTGGTCGTGTGTTCTTCAGCCCCCATGATTTCGAAATTATCACACTTCGCCGCCCACCCCCCAGGACCGGGATTACCCAAACAGCTACCATCAGTATATACATTCATGACTCTTGAATAAATATATTTTCTCATGTTTAATTAAATGAGTGCGTATCCAAACGCAGAACCTAAAAATAGGAGATGGCTCTATATCCTCATCGCCGTCTTAATTGGCGGTGCTCTTTTCTACTACTTTGTGTTACGTGGTGAAGGAGAAAAGTCGTGTAAAGACTACACATCAGAAGCCGACTGTAAATCGCCATGCTTTTGGAACAGCAACACGAAACAGTGTTCGAACGTTGCACCGGTGGTGAGCCCCCCACCGCCATCGGAGCCCGTGGTACCAGATAGCTTGACTGGTCACTATATAGGGAGTTCATATGACGTGGGTACACGTGAGTGGACAGACAAGAGTGGCAAGTCCAACCATATTAAAGATGTTATTGGTAATGTCAATTTGTCCGATGATTTGACATATATTTACGGAAGCACTGATGTGAAATTTACACTCCCCGACGAAGTGTTTGACAGAAGCTACACGTTGATTACTGTCGCGAAATACAACGGTGAAAACAAAAAACGCATCTTTACCAGCAGTGAAAATGATTGGTACTCTGGACACAACGATGGCAAGTCTGGTGTGGCCAAGCATGACATTTTGATTACCGATGACGTCGACCGACACGGTGATAGATGGGTTGTCTCAGTGGACCAGAGAGACTTGTACAGGTCAAACGGTCGCACTCTGAGTGGGGCATTCTTGGCGCAAGGTTTCCCAGGTGACATTGGCGTGAACATTAAAAATGGTTTGGAATCCGATTTTGCCATTGCTGAAATCATGATTTTCAATGACGCCATTGACATTGATACAATTAAATATTATGAATCCAAGCTTATGTCCAAATATAATGCGACACCCGCACGTTTCGCGCTTGGAAACGTGAAGAATGGTCCGCACTCAGATATTTTTGAAAGCGTCAACGTCGACTGTGGATTGCAATCTGGTCTTAGAGGCTTTAAAGTATACACCGACGGAAGTAATGATAAATCGTGGTACGAATACTCGTGTATGTATGATTTAGACAAGGTGGGGGGTCAATTTTCCACGACCAATGATACCGCATTGAAAACAAAAACAGCGTATGTGGCGGACACCTTTTTCGATGAAAATCTCGAATGCGGGAATAAACCGTTGCGTGGTTTTGAAATGAAACAGGCGGCAGATAATGCGTCTCTTTCCTATGAATGTTCAAATTCCAAAGTCGTCAGCTCCACATGTCGAACCGTGGATGCCGCCGAACAAGATGTGAACGATTTTACCGCACATGAACTCCTGTGCGATGAGGAAGAGGTCATGACACAGTTCAAGCTCGTGAAACTCCCCGACGACCCGAATAAAGCCAGGTACAGCTACACGTGCTGCAAGCCTAAAGGATTGTAAAAAATATACAATACATAAAACCAAATATTAAGATTTATGAAAAGTAAATGTTAATATTTGTTATTTTATTTTTTGTAAATACTTAAGCTGAAATAAGCTTAGTTGGAGAACGCGAGACCACCCATACCCGATTGCACACGGAGGACGTTGTAGTTGGTCGCGAAGAGGTGCATGGTTTGGGACGAGGTCGCAGAAGACTTGACCTTGACGGAGACTTGAGCATTGTCGATGCGACTGAAGTTGCAGCTGCCGCTGGGCTGAAATTCCTCCGGACGGAGCGCAAACGAATACGAATACACGCCCGGCACCGGGGAGCCAGTGTGGTACGTGTACGGTTGCACTTGGTTGAAGTACTTACCACCTTGAGATTTCATTCTGTCTTGTCCGTTAAGAACAAGTTTGAATTCCTCGAGCGGACCAACAGAGCGCGTCGCAGAGACGGCACCGTCTTCAGACATGCGGGAGGCAGAGTAGCCTTCACCGACCGCAACAAGCGGCGCACCAGTGGCGTAGGTGACCGGCACGAAGGTGTTGGAGTGAGCACCAGCAGCCAAGATGTCAGATTCGAGGACAACGGCATCTTCATTCAAGTTGGAGGAGAAGTTCCACAAGGACGCGTTAGAGACGGAGCCATTGTTGAAACCGAAGACCAATTCCTTCACCGGGTGATTAAAGGAAAGTCTAATTTGCTTGGTGTTACCGGCTTCGACGGTGTCAGTGCCAGTGTGCTGCACTTGTTCAATGAGGTATTCGTGCGACTTTTGGGCGAATCGGCGTCGTTCGTCCGTGTCCAAGAAATGATAATTTGCCCAACATTTGAAAGTGGTGCCATCGGTGTAGTGGGAGAACTCGGAGCTCAAATCTACATCGACACGTGCCTCGTGATATTGAAGCGCGATTAGCGGGAGGCTGAGACCCGGATGGCGGTTAAACCAGAAGATGAGCGGGAGGTAGATGGCACCGTTTTCGGTGTTGGAGGTCATCTTCGCCCAGTCAGCCTTCTTGGCTTCCGAGTTGTACAAGTTATCGTACAAACGCCACCACTTTTGGAAGTGACGATCAATGCGCTGTCCACCAACGGACACCTCGATGTCCTTGACGGCACGTTCCGCGGCGTAGATGGCGGAAGCACCCTTGGAGGAGGAGCTGAGGCCAGATTTAGCCTTCATTTCGAGGTACATGTCTTGGACCAAGTCACCGTTGCGGGCGATCGTGATAGAAACGCGACCGTTGTCAGCAGCAGTACCGTTAACGGTTTGCTCGATGACTTCAGAAGCGAAGTTGGAATAGCGTTTGTAGTTAGCGGCAAAAAAAGTTACCTTCGGGTTCGCCGTCAAGTAAAGATCCTGGGATCCATAGGCCACGAGTTGCATAAGACCGCCAGCCATGTTGAGAGTGTTTTGTACTATAGGCACAGAAAATAATTTTCGCCTGGTGATGCGACAAAAGACGCACCATCTTTTCTCCTGCTACACCATAATGGCCACCCAAGAAGAAAAGACCCAGACCCTACCGGTTGAAGAAGAGGAGTACTCTACTGAAGAGGAAGAAGAGCTCGAAGAGGGGGAACTCATCATTGACGATGACGATGACGATGTCCTGGACATGATGGGTGGCACCGACGAACTTTTGACCACCGTCCTCTCGACCCCAGACGGGGACACGGTGTGCAGCGCGCTGGTGCATATCGGTAATCAACTAGAGATGCAAAACAAAATTCTTATCAAGATTTTGAGCAAACTCACTTAAAAATTCTCCGCATTATTTATTCAGACCACCATACGATGAATGCAGCCACTCATTATATAGAGAGAGACCCCGACATAAACGCTTCTGAGATGGAACAACTGAGAAATCAGGTCGTGACACTCACGAGCGAACAGATTCTCCGCATCCTTGGGCTGATGGAAGAAAAATGGTATCTGGGCGACAACACTGGGTGTGATACAATTCACAAGTGTGTCCGCCTGGGATACGACCAATTTTTCGATCCGTCCGAAAGAGAGGGGGGGTTTCCAAAAAGTTTTGATATTAAAACAATCGATGGTAAAAGAGACAGAGAGATTAAAGTATTGAAAAATATTGGCTCTCGGGTGAAAGCCTTAGAAATGACAGACTATGTGCAGGATGAAAACATAAATTTAACAACGAGTGAGCGGGTGTGTCGCCTGATTAAACAGGTGTCTGAAGCGTTTAAAAATGTTCGACTTCACATGAATACATTACAGAGAATTAACAATCCTCGACAAGCCCCTGATAAAATGAATGCCGACCCAGAGTATTTCGACGCCACCCCTATGGATGAAACTCGCCTGGGGGAGATGACCCCATTTCAACGAGCTATCGTCGCATGTCTCGATGAAACCTATAAAAAACAGATGCGCCGGTATAAAGGGGAGTGCTATGTGCAGCGTATCTCTGAAGGGTCCTATACGCGTTCGTGGAAAAAGGTGTGTACCATTCCAGAATTTGTCTATGAACTCGCGGAAAAGGAGGTTAACTTTGATGTTTGGAAAGACCTGACGTCGCGCGGGAACACGGCCCGAGAAGTTATCAATCATCTCTCAAATTGTATTGATAGTCAGTTTCCTGAGATAACTAAGGACCGTCATGTCTGGAGTTATAAAAATGGTGTCTTCATTGGAAAAGAGTGGCAGCCAAAGGAGGGGCGCTACGCCTGTCGTTTCTACCCCTATGAGTCCAAAGAGTTCAAGTGTTTGGACCCAACACTCGTGTCGTGTAAATTCTTTGACCAATTTTTTGACGATTACAGCTACGTGGATGATTGGTGGGACATCCCAACACCACACATGCAGAGTGTCCTAGATTATCAGAGATTTGATGAAGATGTCGCGCGCTGGGCATACGTCATGGGTGGTCGCCTCTGTTTTGATGTGGGAGAGTTGGATGGATGGCAGGTTATTCCGTTTTTCAAAGGTATCGCTCGTTCGGGGAAATCTACAATAATTACGAAAGTGTTTCGTAAATTTTACGAAAGTAATGATGTACGAACTCTTTCGAATAATATTGAAAAGAAGTTTGGTCTGTCATCCATCTATGATGCGTTTATGTTTATTGCCCCAGAAGTGAAAGGAGACCTGTCCCTCGAGCAGGCGGAATTCCAGTCCCTGGTTTCAGGCGAAGATGTCTCCATCGCTGTCAAACATCAGAATGCGGTAAGTACCCAGTGGACCACACCAGGCTGTCTCGGTGGGAATGAAGTGCCATCGTGGAAAGACAACTCCGGGTCTGTGCTGAGACGCATCCTCCCATGGAACTTTAAGAGACAGGTGCAGGATGCAGACCCACACCTTGACCAAAAGTTGGAAATTGAACTTCCAGCCATCTTATTAAAGTGTATAAGAGCCTATCTAGACTATGCGAGCAGGTTTTCAGACAAAGATATCTGGAATGTTGTCCCAGACTATTTCAAGTCTGTACAAA